TCTTGCAGTTTCACGACTATCAAATGGAAGACCTTTAGACTGAAGTAATGAGTGCCAACCCAAAACACCAAGACCCAAAGCTCTTTGTCTTACTGCGAAATTATAAGCTTTCTCAAGATAGAAGAATGCTCTTTTACCTTCTAAAGTACCATTATGTCTTAGACTATCAATTTTGGTAATAAACTCACTAACCACAGCATCCAAGAAATATACCATGATTTCAACTGCGTCAGTGTCTTTCCATTCGTCATAGTGTAAAAGATTCATTGATGATAAAACACAAACGAATGATTCTTCCTCAGAGTTATGAAGTGCAATTTCAGAACAAAGATTTGAGTTGTAAATCTTCATATCTTTATCTTTGTAAACTTCAGGAGCCTTATTGTTCATAGTATCGGTGAACATGATATAAGGATATCCAATTTCACCTCTACGTTGAATTACTTTAGCCCAAATAGCTCTCTTCTCTTTATCACCATTAACCATCGCTTCCATAAACTCATCCGTTACGGTAACTGCGTGTGTTAAATCTTGAATTGGGAAACCTTCGGTACCAATTTCCAAGAACTCCATGATGTCAGGATGTTCCAATGGTAGATAAGGTGAGAATCTACCTCTACGTGTTGAACCTTGAGAGATGTTATCAACAACACTTTGGAACAAGTTCATGAAGTGAACTGCTCCTGGTGCGTGTCCGTTATCAGTAATTTCAGCACCACGACCTCTAAGATTACCAAAATAACCTGAGGTACCGCCACCCATCTTACTCATCTCACCAACTTCTGCCTGAGTGTATAAAATTGATTCAATATTGTCACCAACATTAGAACCAAAACAACTAACAGGTAGTCCTCGTTTTTTACCAAAGTTTGCCCAAACGGGTGAAGATAGTGAATACCATCCTTTACCCATATAGTCATAAAATTTTTCTGCGAACCCATCAATACCTAATAGTTTTTCAGCGTGTTCAGCAATTGTTTTAATTCTCTCAATTGGTTCTTCACCTTCACTGAGATATCCTCTACGAAGGAATGTTATTGACTCGTCGTTAATCCAATCAAAAGGTTTTCTATTTTCCATATTATTATTTACAGTTTTTTAAATTAAAATAAATCGTTCAAAGTAATTGACTTAGATTTTTTACTATAGTTGATACTACGCTTATTAAAGAAGTCAGTATGTTTTGTTGTTAGAATCTCATCATCAAACCACTCGGTAGTTTCCAAAACTTTCGTATTCACAGTAAACACATCATCAATTCCAATAGAATTCAATGATAGGTTAAAACGATGTTTAATAAACTCCATAGTCTGTTCTTTAGTCAAAAAGTCCAAATCACCATTTTCAAAAATCCAATCAACAATTTCGGACTCAGCTTCAAAAGCTTCAACCGTAGAATTAATTAAATCTTGAACCAATTCTTCAGTCCACCAAGAAGGGTTTTCTTTTTTAATTAAATTAACTAAATCAAAACCAAATTCTGCGTGAATCTTCTCTTCTTTTGAAGTTGCTTCAACAGCATTACTAATACCCTTCAACATGTTTTTGTGTTTGTTGAATGACATGATAACCAAGAATTGTGAGAATAGTGATACATTTTCTACAAACATAGAAAATAAAACCACAGATTCAAAATAATCTTGATTCTCAATTGCCTTAGTATTTGAGATAGATTTCTCCAAGTACTTAATTCTTCTACGGATAGCAGGAACTTCTAAAAGATTTTCAAATTCTCGGTTAAGTCCCAATAATTGAATTAAATGTGAGTAAGCATCTGCGTGTCTTACTTCAGACTCCGCAAATGTTGCACCGACATTACCAATCTCAGGTTTAGGTAATTTTTTATAGATATCACCCCAAAATGTTTTAACCGCAACTTCAATTTGTGAAATCGCCAACATCGCTCTTTGTACTGCAGATTTTTCTTTTTCGTTCAAATGAACTTTAAAATCTTGGATATCAGATGTGAAATTAAACTCAGTGTGAACCCAATAAGAGTGACGAATAGCGTCAACATATTCCACCAAATCAGGATACTCATAAGGTTTTAGATTAACTCTCTTTAAGAAGATATTTGGTCTGTGTTTAGAACGATAAATAATGTATTCTTTTGCCACATCATTTAATCCATTGTCCATCAATTTATTCTCAACCATATCGTGAATTTCATCAACATGGGGAATACGATTTTTATCACTTCTGAAGATACTCTTCTTAGTTAATCTAGCAATTTTGTCAGCAATTTCTTCATCAACTTTGTTGATTCCTTTCATAGCCATCATAATCGCCCTTTTAATTTTCTCAGATTCAAATGGTACTTTATCACCACTTCTTTTAATGACATATTGTGTGTCAATTTGAGTTAATTCAGTTGAATTGTCCATACCTGTTATTTTTATAATTTTTGATTTTAGTAATTATTAATTGATTGAACTCAGCTAGGTTGTTGCTGTTGTTCTCTTTGTTTTCTTTTCTCAAGAAGTTCTTTAACTCGGTTTTTCTGTTTCTCTTCTTGTTGTTCTTCAAATCCTAAGAATGTTGTTGACGATTCTGTGTCAATTTCAATAAGTTCGTTATCAAACTTACAGTTTTCAAACACGATACCATCTGAACCAATACGTGATTTTGTAATCGCAATTGTTGCCAATTTCATCTCTTTTTGTTGGAGAGTTTTTGCAACTGAGATAATCACGTGTCCAACCTGAGCCTTCTTGATTGAACCCCCCATTTGGTCGGTAGTTACAACTTCAGATGAGATTGATGAACGGTTACCTTGAGTTGCGGTCCAACCTACAAGATTCATTTCGTGGCACATTGCCTCAAAGTGTCTCATAACTGAACCTTCAGCTTTCCATTCATCATTTCTAGTGTTCTCAGGAACAACACAATCAATGTAATCCAAAGTAACCATATCAATAGGGTTACCATCGGCAACCATTTTTCTGATTTGGTTTTTAATCTCATTCATTGTAACAGTATCGGATGGTAACTTTTTCAAGATAAGTTTGTTGGGCATCGTGTTTTTGATTTCCTCAACTTTATCAATTACCAAATCCTTCTCTAACGCTAATTTGTCGGGTTCAATACCAGTCCAAATTGTGAAGTGTTTTCTTTGAATGATTTTTGGATTGTCTTCAAAAAATATTTGAAGAACATTATAACCCAAGTTAAATGCGGTATTTGCTATCTTTGTCAACACGGTTGTTTTACCTACTCCTGTTGGCGCTAAGATAACACCAATTTCTCCTTTTGCCAAGCCACCTTTCATAAGTCTGTCAATTCCTGCAATTCCCATAGGAATCGGATGTCTAAAGTCATCATTAAGAACTTCATCTAACCCTGAAAAGATGTCTGTAACACCGCCTTCACGGATACCCACTTGAAGGGCGTTTCTTACCAAACCTTCAACGGTATCGTAAGATTCAAAATCACCTTGGTCAATGATTTTTTGTGCTTTGTTCATGACCTTTTGAAGTTCCTGTTGTTTACAGAATTTCAATGCCTTTTCTTGAACAAAGACACTCCCTTCAAATGGCGCGTCTTGTACTTGTTTTAAAGTGTCCAACACAATCTTCAATGCCAGTTCAACCGATATTTCCGCCTTGGCAATTTGGTCCAAGGTTTCAAAACCAGGTGTTGATTGATACTTTTGGTAATACTCTCTTACCATTTGTATAATCAACTTGAAGTATTTGTTGTCAAAATAACTGGGTTCTAATACATCAATAATGGATTGTGCGAACTCTTTATCTACTATAATTTGGTTGAGTAATTGTATTTGAAATGTGTTTCCGAGATAGTCAAAATTCTTCGTCATAGAGCCGCGTGTATCAATTAAATATTACCGACTTAGGTCATAACTCAAGTAGTCATGAGATAAATTTTGAGCTGAAAAAATGTCAGTCAAGCCTTTCAAAATGCTTTTCAGGCTGGGACGTACATCAACCGTATATCTTACTTTTGGTGGGTACAATTTCGCGTCAAAAATTCTATGTAAAATAATTTCATCGGAAATTTTGACATACATATGGAAGTACTCAGGACCTTCTGTATTTGATGTGTTTAGGACATCTGGGTCATCGGTAATTTCATCTTGATTGTCCATCATGTAAATTACAGTTTTCATCTTGAGTTCCTCAGACAACACCATTTCTACTTCCTTCATGAAGTACGCCAAGTCGTAAGACTTTCGTGCCAATGGGTTGTAATTTTTAACATTGTAAAAACGTTGAACGACGATGTTGTTGTTCAAGGTTAGGAGAAACTCCATCTTAACTACGGATTCTTCTTTCATAATTTAATTGTTTGATTGTTTGTATTTGCGTTTTTCTTTTCTTGTGAGTTTGGTAAAAGGTTTCATAAAATTAACAAAGGCATCATCATCCTTGGGTAGGTATTTGAAAAAACCATCTTCCATCATTAAACGGATTAAGTTTTTATTATCCCTACCTTCAGGGTCTAATGTTTCAGAATAGTAAAGGGTGACAAACTCTTTTGCTTCATCTGTGATGATGGGGTTTCTAAGGTCCACAATTTGTTGATTGATTCTGAAGAATTCATCTCCAATCTGTCCTTTTTTTGTTTTTCCATTTTTAATATTTTGTAAAACTGTTTCTTTTCTATTTTCGGAAATTAACTTGTCTGTCTTTGTACAAATATCGGAAACAGTTAATACATTATCAACAATCTCAGGGAATAATTTGACAAAAGTTTTCTCACCAAGACGGTCAATACCAAAGATATTATCCGACTTGTCCCCCAAAAAAACTTTAACAACAAGAACGTTTTGGTGAGGTATGTGAACATCACCAAACTTTATCTTGTCTCCGTAATTATAACTGATTTTCTTGATTGGAGAATAAATGGAAGTATTCTCCGAGATGATTTGTA